GGAAGGTATGGTTAGTAACAATAAATGATGATGTAACCAATTACGGAACAAGTAAAAGAAATGCGGAATAAACAAATTACAATTTATATTTTTTATTAGATAAAACAACACTATTAATTTGAGTTAGTTATTTTATTCGTCTGATTAAAAATAATATAAGAGTGAATTTAAAAACCAAGACTGCCAATAACCTTACTGTAGGCAGCCTTAGCTTTTTACTCAAATTTCTTAATTACAACATTCTCATTATTTATAAATTTTTCAAATAATCTATTTAAAATTTCTGAGCTTCTTCCCATGAATTAAATAACTTATCAGGATCAATTTTTAAAATATTAGTTAAAAGATTCCATAACTCCTCAGAAACCAAACTGAAAGACTGGCTTTCCTGTAAGTAATTGCGCAGCTTAATTAATGATTTACCTTCAAAATTTTTTTCGGTTACTAAGATTAAAGCATCTTTATTTTTATCAAATGATAACTCAGCCATAGTCAAAAACTGATAACGAGCAAGACAAATAGCGTCTTTACGCTTTCTCAATAATTTTTCACTTTTTGTCATGTATTTTTCTGGTTGAAGGTGTCTGGATATTTCTTTATCTGTCATTATCCTGAATGCCTCATTTCCTTCAAGCAATTGTTCGAACCATTTATTTGCTAATTCTTCTGAATCAAAGGCATAAACCATTTTATCATTACTATTTAAATAATATTTCATTTTAACCTCTTCTCAATTCTGCCCACACTCTGACTGGCAAATTACCATTAAGGCAATAACTATGTCCGGGCGGTACAATGCCAAATATTGGCTTACGTTGCGAATCTTCATTACTTGTATTTACTTCACCTAGTAATACACCATTGACAATTAGTTCAGCTGATCTATTGTTTATATGATAAAAACTAATGGCTACTGCAATTGGCGATGAAGTCTGATTTGTATAAGTTATAGAATATCCACGTGCCCCTGTAACATCCGACCAATTCTGATTAACACCCAGTGAATTAACCTGACGTGTTGAAATGACAGCGTTACCATCTCCATTAAACCAGCAACTACCTGAAACATCTCCATTTAAAATAATTTGACGGGAATTTTTTAAAACTGTAGCCGATGCTGCATTGCCACTTGTATTTTGATTTCCTGCTATGTTTACTCCCGGCAAATCTATATTATTAGAACCATCAAAGTTAATACCACCAATTTTAATTGCATTACGTAATCTGGATGCCGTATAAGCATTACCAGATGTATCTTGATTACCTGGGATATTAACACCAGGTAAATCAATATCTGTTTTCGCATTAAAAACTATACCACCAATTTTACGGGCAGCAATTTGTGCTGCATACAAGGCTGTTTGAGCAGTACCATTCTTATCCAGTTTAGCTTGATTTAATGCTTTACCCTGTTTGGCAGACAATGCAGAACCTGCATCATCAGAATCCAATGTATCAATTATCTTGGTCACACCAGCTGTTTCTGCTGTCGCAGCAGCAGGAGCACTTGATGCAATTAACATTTTAATTGCCGTTATTACCTGATTATAACTAGCTTTTTCCGGCTTTATTCCTGCCGCTGTTAAAATAGCAATTAATTCAGCCTGTACTTGATTGAGCCAACTTGCCGGTAAAATGGTACCTAATTCATTTATACCATTACCATCATGAAAAAGCCCGTCCTGTGTATCAATAGGGTACATTATTTATTTGTCCTTATATGTAAATTTTATATCGGTAAATGCAGGTTTCAGATCTTTTAAAACACTTTCAATAATGACATCACCGTATGCTGTTAATCTGTCTCCTGCTGTTGACATGCCGGCGCGAAACCGTGTTGCACGGCTGTCAGCATTTTTAACATTGACCCACCATACCCACATAATGTCTTCACGAGCCAGCCTGTCACCAGCACGATTAACTCCTGCACGGAATGGTTGAGGTTCAGTGATATTTATGTCATAACCAATTGAAGCAGCCATTTGTTTAAAATAAGGAATACTCAGACCACCGGTTTCATTAATTTTAGTTATGACAGCCAATATTCTCTGTTGTCCGTTTTTGCCTGAACTATCCAGATTCAGTAATTTTTCCCAACGTATAAGATAGTTTCCAGAAGTGCGCGGATCAATGACACCAAGTTTACGGCGTGCAGCATTTTGCACTTCATCCAGACAATTACCATCAATAGTAGCCGCATTTCTCACGGATGTTCCGGTACGATTGTAGGCTACAGGCGGAAACAATCCCAAAAGAGTATTTATGTAACTCATAGTAAGCTCACATCTACATTACCCAGCATAAACCACTCAACTTTCGTGTTTTTTTCGGCTACGAGATTAGTAGTAGGCTGAGTCATTTTCCGGTCAGTCACATTGGATACATCACTGATAACAGCTTCCAGCTGAGAAATGATGACACTATCACCAGGTTTCAATGCACTAAAATGTTCCTGCAAAGCCTGTCTGATAGCTGTAGTTGCAGTGTCAAGACTTATTCCGGATAAGCTTACCTTAACCTTAATATCCACTCGGGTTACGTCCGGCTTGATTACATAACTGTTTTTCGCGGTAACAGGTCGTACTGAATCAATATAATCCTGAACTTTGCTGACAATCTCATCACTAGGTACATTATTGCTACTGGTAATAACAATATCTACAGTACCCAGTCCACGACGCAGAGGATATACATAAGCACTGGTCACTCCATCAACACTCAGAGCCCATGCACGATAATCATATTTATTTCCACCAGCAGGAGGACGGCGTAATAAATCCAGTAGCCGGTTTAATAATGAAGAGTCACTTTCAATGTCAGTGCCACCAATTGCCTGTATAAGATTAACATCTGTAGATATGCCTACCGGAGAAGCCATAAACTGTGCTGGTTTATTATACTGATTTGACTCAGAACCGGCCGAAACGGCTATTATTGATAAAACAGCAGTTCCATCTTCTCCAATTACTGCATCCTCCTGAACTGAATACAAATAATCACCACATTTAATTTGCAATTTTGCTTCTACAGAAGATCCTGGAATCCCATAAACTCTAGCTGTGCCGCTGGCAAAAGTAGCATTTTTTCGTCGTATGCCACGAAGATTACAATGTCTTTCCAGATAATCAGAATCTGCTGTATCTGGAAAAAACTGTTTTAATATCCAAGCCTGATGAGCATACTGTCCTGTTGCACAACTGGCTAAACTACTAGCACGTATATAATTATCACTATCTGAAGAAATATCAGCTTCCGGGTTTAAAGAAACCGTATCACGCAAAATAGCATTGCGTATTTCCTCGAATGTTGGAATATTATGCATATTCAAAATCCATTTATTTTTTAAATTACTCTAACCGGACATTCAACTACAAATTTTTCTCCGGTTAATTGAGTCACCTGTATATTCAAATTCAGCATGCCGTTATGTGCCTGCATAGTAGTTACAGAGATATCCACTGCCCGCCCGTCATCCAGAATCGGCTGTAAAGCCTGTTGTGCATACTGCTTGGCAAGCAAACTGACAGATTGCAAATCTTTTTCGCGCTCAAGTGTATACAATAAAGAACCTAATTTTTTATCAGCCCAGTAACTACCTAACGGAGTCATCAGACGCAGATAGACTGCATTTTGCAAATGATTTATAATTTTTCCGGAATAATCACCGGTTCTAGTATCTATTTCTCTATCCATAAACTACTCCTTTATAATATTTATAATTAATTCTGTAGTTTACTAAAATAGCTATTTCAAATAAGTTAGAGATGCCTGCTCAAATATCAGACGGGTTTACCCACTCTGTACTCATGATCATGGCCAGAAAGACTTATACCTTTGGCCGTAACATCCCCAACAGTAGTATAGCTACCATTAGTTTGTACAATATTTCCTGAAAATGTTGCCCCTTGCCCTCCTTTAATATCCATTCCGCCATTTCCATTAATTTGACCGGCAGCAGTAATTTCTTCAGAGCAGTTAACGTTTTTTGCACTTATATTCACACCTGCCTGAGCATCAATATTAATTCCGGCTGCTGCCTCAATTTTGACTCCCGACGGAGCTTTAATATTCAGAATTTCACAATCAATTTCTATCAGCCTGCCATTTTTTAAAGTAATCGAAGCACCTGACTGGTTATAGACAGCTACTTCTCCGGCAGCCAGAGCTTTTATGCGATATGCACCATGTTCAGTTGCAATAATAATTCCATGACTAGTCTGACCACTTAAAGGAAGAACAATTGCTTCCGAGCCTACTGGCGGATTACTGGTAAAACCAAATTGCTGTAACTGTTCAACATCCTGTAATACCTCATCTGCGAGAGCTGCTACCTGAGCAGACTGTATTGCCTGGGCTGCATTTACCTTTGTCAGTTTGCCCCGAAAAGCCTGCCTGACTGAACTTGTGGTATTGTTAATTGTTGTTCTTGTTTTATTTACTAACTTCGCAACATAACTCATCTATTTCACCGATTAATTGAATTTTATTTTTAAATAAACAACTGATTATTTTCTTACCTATTTAATTTTCCGGTTAGTCACACCCTTACGCCTACCTTTACGTGAACGCGCCGCTGCAGATTTTTTCACATAGGCATCCGGAGTCCAGATACCATCTTCTTTTAATCTCAGCTCAGTCAGCGTGCCACCATTACGATTAAGAAAAAAACGCCGCCCCATCAGAAAAAAAATAGCATCAATCTGCTGATCTTCATCAATGACATGAACACGCTGTCCGGGCTGCCACAAAACACCATCCTGTGTTTTATGATCTGCCACAGTAATAGTTAAACTGAATCCTTCCAGCCGCCAGTCTGACAACATTTTCTTTGCCTGAACCTTCAATTGTTCCAGATTTTCTGCATCACCGATTACCACTGTTTTCGGTTTGTATAAAGTCATCGTTTCGTCTTTATAGACCCATTTCAAATCGTGCTTCGATGAATCTGCAAACCGCGTATGGCTCTGACCAAGAAAAGTAACTTCCGAATAACGATTTTCAGTATTGTATTCAATTTGGATACTTTGAATATTGCGTCTGTTATCATATTTACTGTGACATAATGTTGCTACTGGCGGACTGGAATAATCAGCACCGCCAATAACCAAAGTTCCATCAGGTTCCAGCCAGACATGTAATCCTGCCTTGTAAGCAATTTTACTGAGTGCCTGCCATGCAGTTTCTCCCGGTTCGATATCCACTTTATCAAGTACGGGATTTTTTTCTGCCTTTAATATAACTTTTTTAATTTGTTTCCATGGCTCAGCTATTTTTTGTGCTGCAGCTAAAACATTCATTCCTTTAACATTAATTTGTTTAACACTGCAATCAACCAGCAAACCGGCAAGATCACGGCCATTAAAGGTAATACTATGATTGCTTTTATCAACCATTTCATTTTGATGACCAATAATTCCTGTCATAATTAACTGATTATTAATTAAAACTTCACACTGTAAAGAGCTATAATCAGCTAAAACACCCTGATCTTGTGAAACATTAGTTTCAAAACTAAAGGCATCAGCAGGAATCAGAAAATCACTATCAATATCATAACTGAGCCAGTCTTTATGTTCTTTTCCTCCTATGCGTACTACTACCTCGTTACCATAAGGATAAGGAAAAATATTATTTTCATTTAACATAATAATTAATCCAATCACTACTTTGGATAAATGATGGGTGGTACAAATGTGGATTGAGACGCATTAATTCATTTACTCGGTTAATATCTTTGTAAAGAAAATATGCCAGTTGATGAATTGTCCCATTCATATTCGCCTTTTTAGTACGCATTGGCGGTTTCTGATTAATAATAGCCAAGACATAATCATTAAATTGTGCAGCTATATCCGCCAGTATCTGATTTATTATGGTTGTCTGAGTATAAATAGCTGCCGCATTAGAACTTTTAATATTATCAGCATAATTATAAGTTTCTCGTAAATCATCTATCAACTTCTGAATTTGCTTACGAAGGCTGTTATTAATATAAAGCAACTCATTAGCTGTTACTACATCACTATTTATTTCTATTACACCAACCATATTCTGAATTAAATAACCGATACTTATTAACTTCACAATCTGTGCAACAGGTTGCATTTGTATATCTGCAATCTTTTGAACATGATTTGTCACTTCCTTTTCAGAATCTTGTATATTCTGATTATGCAAAATATTATCAGGCAATTGATTGAGAATGTTTACCCGATTATTGACAGAATCATAAACCTGTCTGGTATTTAAAGTACCAGTAGCATAACGAGTATCACTTTCAATCCCTTTTGCTACCATTCTGTCTAAGGACTGAACCAGTTTACTTACATCACGATTATAAGAAGCTGAAGAAAAATTTTTACCTGACAAATATTCAACAGGGTCTAAATCAAAAAAGCTACGAACACTACCAGCCACACCGCATAATGCGGCGAATACACCATTGATACCTCCCCATAAAGACGAGACTCCATCCCGGACACTTAAAATCGTATCGGAATAACCTAATAATTGTTGTGTATATTTGTCTAATGTATTCTGCAACTGTTCTAATTTGACTAACCATTGATTTTCAAATAAAAATATTGGTGAAGATTCTTTTGCCTCGTAAAATGTTATATCCAGTGCTACATAATTTACTGAATCTGCTTCAGTTCTAAACGACCAGCTTGCAGCAATCATGTTTTGTAACAAACCTAAAACAGGATGAACCAGAGTACCGGCACCTGGCTCTTCTAATACGGCCAGTAACTGTGATAACTGCGTATCAAAACCGCTGCCAAAATAAACAGCAGCAACCTGACATTGTCTTCCAAACGTACCCATATCTTCAATATCAGATCCATTTGCAAATGGGCGACCATGCCTTACCAGCGCTTTTTCATTTTTATCACTAATGGAAATGACATCAAAAGCAATATTTTTATAACTGGCTTTTTGCAGATTATTTTTCCACATTGTCATTATTGTGCACCTCCACGATTATACATTTGCAGCTGATTGCGTGAAACCGCATTACTTATTACTCTGCCATCAAGAGTTACTGTTAAATTATTCTGAATAATCTGCTGTTGACTCATCAGAATATTAGCTACTTTATCTAAACGAATACCAAGCTCCTGTACCAGCATTTGTACAGCATTCTGAAATTCCACATTTTGTTGCATAAGCGGTGGCTGTACTGCTCCCGGCTGTCCTTCCATTGGAGGCAATGTTGCCATATTCTGTCTGTACGCAAGCATCATTGATGCAGTTGGTGTCATATTGGCTGTAGATATTATCTGATCTTTTTGGCAGGCAAATATCGACTCTCTGTCACTCAATCCATTATTCAATCCATATGCATACTGATATGGTAAAGAAAAAGATCGCCTATCATTTAAGACATCATTAGAGTTATCCGACTCATTAGTTTTATTATTCTGAGTTACTGCATCGCCAACTTTGTCGCCCAGAAAACTACCACCAATACCTCCGATCAGACCACCCAGTATTCCACCAATAGCTGACCCCACACCAGGAAGAATAAGTGTTCCAATACCTGCACCTAACTGTGCACCAGCCCAGGCTCCGGCCAAACCACCAGCCGCATTGGTGGTATTTTTAATTTGTGCATTCTTTTTTTCTTCTTGAGTTAAACTATCATCGTTTTGAATGGCATAAATATTATAGGCATTCTCAGCTACAGCAAGCGCCCAGTTGGCTCTGCCAAGTACTCTAGTTGCTGTTTTAACTGGAATAGCTTTGCTTCGCAAACGAAGTTTACGTCTGCCCGGAGCAGTTTTTTTACCTTTATTTCGATTGGATTTTTTTCTCTCCCCGTCAAAATCATCCGGCAAATCAATATCTCCGCCACCTCTGCTGCCAGACAAAGAACCAAGGGCTGTCAATGCGGTAATAGCACTGCCGGCAGCAGCTGCTAAAGCGGTTATAGCCAGAGTAAGGTCTGGGAACTGAGCAGATAATTCGGTTAATTTAGTTTGAAAATTAACTAATGGTTCAACAGCATCACTTCTGCCTAATGTTGCCAAAGCTTTGTTTTTTTCCTGCTGACGTTCAGGATCTGCTGACAATACCGCTAAATGTTTTGCTGTCAGACCACCGGCATCATTTTGAAGTGCATTCATCTGTGGCAACATCAGATTATTATTCAGATTTGCATTAACCGCATCTCTTGCTTCAGAAGGAATGAACGGCAATAACTTATTCTGACGAGCCTCCATCTGTTGCTGTGCATATATATCGCCGGCATCCGCTTTTAGCTTTAAATTCTGATAATTCTTATCTTGAGCAAGGATATCACTACAAATTTTTATCAAGGACTGGGCATCATTTAAACCTTGGCTGTTACCTTGCTCTCTGATTTTGTTCCAATCAAGATATTTGCCCGGATTATTAGGATCTTTAACCTTACTCAGACTCTTAAGCAGATCCGGATTAGTCAGAACATCCAGAAAAGCCTTAACACTTTTACTGGCATCCTCATTCGATTCAGATTTTTTTGAACTGGCTTGCAGAGTTGAAATTAAATAATCAATTCCTCTGGCACCTGATATTCCTGCATTTTTTCCTGAAAATAATAAATCCGGCAATTCTGCATTTAATTCGGCAATAGTAAATTTACCCTGACTGCCGGCAGCAATAATATGATCTGAGATAGTGCTATAATCTTTATTTTGCAATCCATAGTCGGCAAATGACTTATATAGCTTGGCCGTATTTTCATAATCATACTCCCCTGCATTGGTAGCTGATCCGACCATAGTACGGTGTGCATAAGGAATAGTTGCCTTAACCTGATCTAAAGACATATCCTGCTGCAGCATATTGATAATCAGATCAAGGGCAGCCTGTGATGTACCGCCATTCTGTGCAACAAGCCCCTGCACCATTGACTGAATTTCTTTTACACCCTGTGTCTTAATCCAGTCAGCTGATTTATTTTTATCCGTACCATATGCTTTTTCTGCCGCCTGAATTACGCTGGAACGTAATTTTTTTTCATCATCTATTGCTGGTTTAATAGCCGTATAGACAGACTTTCCACCTCGGATAATCTCACTTCCGACAGTTTTGGCAACGCCCAGTTTAGATGATTTTGTTTGTTGTGCTGCAATATTTTTTTGAATTTTAGAACTTTTTTCTAACTCTTTATTTAATTCGCGAATGCTATTGCGAGAAGCCTTAGTTGCATTCTGCATTTGCCTTTGTGCTGCATTAGCTGTAGCTGAGAAATCTTTATATGCTCTTTTAGTTTTACCAATTTCTTTTTGTATTTCCTGTTCGGAACGAACTTCCTTTCTTAATCGTATATCTGCGGCCCGCTGATATTCACGCTGAATTTGCTGAATAATTCTGATTTGTGATTTTCCAGCTTTTTCACCTTCTTGAATTGCAACTGCAGAAGTACGTTTTATTTGCTGCTCTAATTTTTTTACCTCCTCAGTCATTTTTATGATGGAGGTCTCCTGATTTGAAGACATGTCAATACTTTCGCTTAATTGTTGATTATATTTGTTCTGGATAATTTAAAAGACTTTCAAATGAACAAGCCAGAGCAAGACCATACAAAAAGCCCTGTCCGCAGACAGGGCTTTAAATCAATCAGACTGTTTAGCTACTAAATTATTTTTATCTGGTTGATATGGTTTTGGTTTTCTTTGCCGTAAGGAAATAATAACATTATCATCATCATTTTTTATGCCCATACTTTCCAAAACACTTTCAATCCAGACAGATACTTCAGCATGACACATCTTACTAACCATGTCTGGTGTAATCATCGATTTAGCCAGCAAAATACATGCCTGTCGATAATTTTTATGAGCTACTTCAAAGTTACGTTGCTGTTTGCTTGCTCTGATGCCGCTGGGTCTGACTGGCCAGCGGCAATCGATTTTGAACGTAAAGTTTCCATACTTGTTAAAATTGACTGATAATCTTCAGATGCAAGATTGTGTAACAAAAATTCAACGCTTAGATTTTCTGCAGTAATGCCAGAAACCTCTAACTGCTGAGCCCAGTAAGCCAGTGTAGTCAGAATTGCCTTTTTTGCATTAGAAGCATCCTTAATCAAACTGGTCTCCTCAATCACTTCTAATGCTTGAAGTTCATCAGCCAAAGTCAATGGTTTGACCGTATAATCAAAATACATCTGGCCATTGTATTCCAGACCATAAACCAGTTTTCCAGTCTCTTTTAACATTATTCTACCACTTTATCCAAAGCAAACATTTCAATATCACGCCGGGCTTCGTTTTCGACACTGTATTCTTCCGAGCATTTTGTGCTGGTACAACCAATGTAGCTAACACGGGCTTCATCTGCATTACGCGGATAAATAGTAATTTTTGCATTGGTAATATTATCCCAGTCAATTCCACTCTCATCCAATGGAATAGCTGCACTGACACTCATGGTGTATTCAGTTACACCATCTGCATAACCACGTACTTTACCTGATTTATTCATGGTTTTAACCACTTTACGACCGGTAGTCACTTCAGGTTTAAAACTTGTAATTTCTACTTCACGGCCATTTACTTCCATAATTACCGCACCGGCATATTTGGCACCAGTTTTATTTGCCATAATTTTTCCTTTATATAGACAAGGTGTTAACTTTTAAATTAACACCTTTTTTGGTTGATTTATAAATACAGATCCACTCGGGCTGCCAGTACATGCAGACCATTAACTACATCAGCAGGAATAACTGCATCCAGACGATTAGGATCATTCGGATTGCGCTGTACAATCAATTTATCTTTATTTTCCAGAACAGCTTCCAGAATTTCTGCATTTTCACACTGATTCAATACATCCAGAATTTCTGAACGTACCCTTAAGGGTGTTCTTTCCGAGAGTTTCTCACGCGGAAAACGCAAGGCAATACGCTGATTAACTGCATCGCGAACATAGTCAAGTGTGCGAATTGTAGTAATATCAAGTAAAGCCGGATCATCCGTACCTGTAGAATTTTTTACATAAGTGGATACAGCACGCATAATCTGTACACGGTTATTGACTATCTGCAGAGGAGTTAAACCGTTATATAAAGCACTGTTAAACTCAGCAAATAATGGCCAGTCAGCATCGGCGGTTACTCTCAGACCTTTTACTTCCAGGGTATTGAGCGGGCGTGCAGGATCAGTTTCACTGGCAATTACTGCTGCATAACCAGCTGCTATAATTGCATTACCTTCAATAGCATTTTTGTACCATGCAATTGTAATACGTCCGCTATTAATACTATTAGCAAAAGTAGTCCCTGTACTAAGCGTATCACGCCATCCCATAACCCCAATACAACCACGTTTTTCAATTGCATTAGAAACCAGATCAATATGATCAGACAATTTTTTAGCATTTGATTTATCTGTAAATGCATTACAAATAATCTGGTAATGTTTTCCTGCTACTTGCTCAAGCGCCTGGCTGATATCCGGATTTATCTGACCACCTTGAAAAGTATTTATATCGAGTAATACTTCACCTGTGCTGGCACTATCAGCATTAAACGAAGCTAATAAGGAAATATCATTACCAATCAAACCATGATTTCTAGATGTAAGTTTGATTACACCTCCATCCGTTTGCGCAACAGCAAGCGTATCCGCATTATTAATGATTCTAGCCATTTTTTCTGCAATAGATGTAGGTGTGTCACCACCATCTACTGCTAACTGGCAATCAATGCCACCAATACTTACAGTAAAAATTCCCGAATTAGTTGATGCATTCGAAATGGTAATTTTTACACTTGCTGTCGCTGCTATACTTTGTTCAGCATCATTAATACCAATAACAGTCAGATCCAGATATGGATTATTGGTAAATGCCTGTTTAACACAGTGATGAGCCCAGGAACCCTCACCAAATAAAGTGGCTGCATCTACATCACTAAATAATTGTACCGGGGTTAATGGCGGCTGTTTACCTGTTAACAACATAGGTGCGATCAGTAGCATTTTTTGTGGATTAGCCGGTAGCCCTCTTACTGCAGTACGAGTATTAAATTCAATATACCGGCCTGGTACACGAATGTCGTTACGCACAGTATCAAACTGAATATTATCAATCATTCATTTACTCCTATTTCATTTTCTTTTAAGTTTTCCGTTACCATTATCAGGTCTCCATCATTTACCAATCGACGGTAATATAGACTTTCTGGTACTTCAACTGGTTGATTTGTAATGTAAGAATTAACACGATTTTCCTTAGGTACGCGTAAACCGTCTGCTGCTTTAACTTTCATCTGTTCTTTCATATAAGCTTGTTATGAATCAGCTTGGTATATTTTTATTTTTTATATTTAATATTAAAGAATTAAATTGTGATGGCGGTTCAGAAGTTTGCCCTTTGAAGAGACTGAATAAATAGTCAGGATTATTTTTATCAGTTGTGTATTCAGGATAGCCATCACTATCAATCCCATAAATATCACAGACAGCTTCAAATTCGATAGCAACAATATCCAGATTTTTAATTTTACTATCAAGAGGACTAATAAAAACCGGACGTATCGTTTTTGGCTGTAAACCCAAACTATTTAACTCTTCATTCAATCTTTGACCCGCTAAGAGGCGTAATACCGAATAAACCAAATCATTAATATCAACAGAGAGCTGGGATGTGGTATCTTTAACACGATTACATACACATACTATATAGAACCCGGCAATCAGTTCATAACGTTGCCGCCCTGAATCTTTTACTTTTACCAGTGCCTGATTGAAGGTTAATAAAATAGCAGGTGCTTTTTTTAATCCGACTATAGCCTCTTTATTATCTATCGGACCCGGATACGGACTAATTTCAAATACCATTGAACCTAGTCCCTGCTCCAGACGTTTAATGATTTTATTTTGAATTTTTTTTAGCACAACAAATTTATTTACTCCTTTCCTTACATACAATTTTTATTATGAAACTTTCTATCTAAAAGACTATTTATTTTTATTAATTTATACTCATAAATAATAAATTAAAATTGTTTAAATAATCTTTGATTCTTTAGAATTTAATTATTTTATTTATAAATATTAAATCAATTTATATAAAAAGAATTTATAGATCCGCATAACAGTAATATATTTTTATTAATAATTTAAATTTAAAATTTAATTAATTAAACATTATTTTTTAACTATTGATACAGGTATATTTTATTTTATATTAAATATTTTTAGCTTCTTCCCATATTTTAAATATGTCACCGGGTTTGATTTGCAAGATATCAATAAGAAAATTCCACCACAATTCGCTATCTAATCTAAATTGTGAAGTTTCACAAATATAATTACGTGTTTTAATCAATTCAATTTGAGATAAGGTAGCTCCTGCAATTTCAATCAATGATTCCTTATCTTTACCGAGACTAATTTCCAGTTGAGAAAGCATTTGTGTACGAGATAATGAACCGGCATTATTGCGCTTATCCTGTAAGCGTAACTGTTCAGCATCCGCTTTTTCTATCCAGTTATTTGTTTTATCAGACCATTGATGATACTTATCAGGGCAAGGTATTGTTGTTACAGTAGCTGGCAATACACCCAATTCATTGATTACCACCACCTCTCCAGTTTTTTTACTATAAACGGTTTCTCCGCGATGATCTTCAATATACTTCCATTTTTT